CAACTCTCGCCTGAATTCAATATAATCAGCTTCAAACATCCAGCCAGATATGATCTTGCCATCAACGGCCTCCCAAGCTACAGCGAAGCCCATGAAGCGAACGCCATTTTTGTTCTTAACTGACTTCCGCCGTCCATCCAACATCACCTTAATGTCATCATACTTGACCTTTTTCAGCGTGATGACATCGTCGACCTTTGGTGGAATTGGCTCGGGACGTGGCTGTGTGACTTCCTTTTGTGAAGGCAAACCTTTATCCCACCTGTTGTAATCTTCCTCTGAGACCGCTTCTTTCATTGTTTTTTGCATTGTTATTTACCTTTCTTTGGATATGCAAGCTTGAAGAGGTTACTCATCCTCTCAACTGCGTCTTTGTGACCCGCATTCGTGTCGTCCCAGAATGGATGTTTAGGATCTGCGTTTATTGTTTATCTCTTCCTTGGCTGACTCAACTCCCATAATGCCTCCGCTTGAAGACGATAGGATATAGCCATCTTCTTTGAGCATGTGACCAGCCCCATAAGCTAACTTGAGGAACAGCGGGTTGTCCCCAAACCCGGTCGAATCCATTAGCGCTTTGAATTCCGAAGCATCTTCGGGAGACAATAACTTCTCGATACCACGAAGCCCCAGCTCAACATGACCATCAAACTGATCGCCCCATTCTCTCCTCAGGGCGTCAATATTTTCTTTCTGTACCTTTTGTAACTCATGTACCTCGCTGAACTGGTTCTCGTTCCAGGCGTTCATCAGCCCTTGCGCCTGTGTCTTGCTCATCCCTAATTCATGGGCTTTTGCACCAAACCAGTTAAACAGTTTCTCGTTCCACTGGACACCATCAGGCAGATCCGGCTTTGTGAACTCGTATCCTTCCACTGTATCCGGCCGGCCAAGCTTCGTATAGTATGCCTCAATTTCTTCAGGTGTAGCGTCTTCGCCCGGTATCCGGACACTGCCACCGATCATCTTCTGGGCACTCACCGTTGATTTTGCAAGTGCCTCAATGTTCACCGTCCCATCATTGTTTGTGAAAGAGTCAAGAGACTTCTCACCCTTGATGTCTTCTTGAAATCCATCTCTCCAATCCACAGATGGCTCCTCCACAGGGTCAGTTATTGGGTCTACTACTGGATCAATTACTGGATCTGGCATTTATATTACCTCCTTAGAATGTGTATCCGTCATCTTCCGGCTGCTCGAACAAACTATCGATCTGCTCCGGATTTTTCGCCAATATAAGCAAAGCCTCTATATCCCTGACCACTTGCCATCTACCAAGGTTGTGACTCATTGTAATTGGGTCGGGATCAAATATGTTATTGCTGTACGACTTTCGCATATCCTTCAGCACCCGGCATCCATGGTCTGATGTGAAAGTTTTGAGATAATCGCCAATCCTCGCTTTATATTCTTGCTCTTCTGCTGTCACTGTAATTGCCCCCTTGGTTTGGGCGCTATCTGGACAACACTGTCCACATTGCCATTTGTCAGTATTATTTTAGGAATCATCAGACAATCATATTTCTCAAGTACTGCATTGATCTCAGATAGACACTTCTCCGCCCTGAGTTTGTCATCGCCTACGATCTCTTTAATCAATTTCTCTCCTTTCCTTCGCTGTTGTCTGTTCACATTAGAGCCCCATCATTTCCGGAGGCATGTCCTTCGCGGCTGAGCCTGCGTCTTTCGCTGTTTTGGCTAACATTGCCGCCTGCTCAAGCGCCTCTTGTTTCTGTTGCGCTTCAGCTCGCTCTTGTCTAATCTCATCTCTTTCTGTCTCTGAGTTCATTAACTTGGCTGGGTAGCCCATAATTTTACCAACGTGCTGCGCTGTACTATCTAAATCAAAATTATCCATAATGTCTGGCTTGAGCTCCACCATTTTTGCAGTGGCCTCAAGAGTATTCTCAATCGCCTCAATTTCCTGCATTCTCTGCGCCCTTGCCAAAGGCGATTCGTATTCAACTTTGACGTTCTCAATATTAATGGGCGGTGGGGGGAAGGCACCAGCTTTGTTCATCATATTGAAGGTGCTTTCAATGATCCTATCCAAGCCATGGAATATTATATTCCCAAATGTGGGGCCTAATAGCTGCTGGGCCAATTGATACCGCTTCGATACTTCGTATGCCGTCATTTGCCCTGTCTGTTCTCTTGGCGGTATGAATTTGACCTTGTCATTGTGGAAGACTTCTTTGATCGACTGTTTCAGGTCTAATAGTCTTTGCCTGTTATCCGGATACCGAGCACCAGTCGACAGGGGTTTCAGGTCTCCATCTTTCTTCACAACTGTGGCTCCGCCCGGATCAAGTCGAATAGTCCCAATAACACCTTGATCCACTCTTGTCATCGGGGGCCAAATTGCGAGTGCCCACTCTTTCAGACTCAGCTCTCCAACTTTATGGGCCGTTTTCACATCAGGCAATGCTGTCCATCCAGGGCCCCGTCCATATGACTCACCACTTTCACGCCTCCATGGAATGACTGCAAAAGGGAAAGTATCATAGCCACCAACACTCATAACTGTTCTTTTCTTGGTATCAAGGTAATAACTTGCATATTCCAATTCTGTCATGTGATCCCCACCGAACCAATCAGAGGGAAATACAGCGTGTAGAAACTGATGCTTCTTGCTTGCATCTTTTTCTATATCCTTCGTAATGTCAGTGCTGACCTTCTCGCCCCACTTTGCCACTGCTTCTTCTGCCCGCAGTTCAAACTCCCTGAATAATCCCTGTATTAATCCATTGCGCCCTTCCATAATTGAGTATGATCCAGGAGCCAGCGATATGAAGTTCAACCCATTAAAGCCTGCTTTGATGACTTCGTTCTCTTCCCAAAAGATACCTCCCGTGTTAAAGGTCACAATATCACTCAAGGTCTCAAGCCATTCACCGGAGAAGTTGGAGTTTCGTAATTCGTCTAATTGTATATTCCGGCACTCCTCAAGCCATGCCTGCAGTTCTTTATTGTCTTCTTGATCCCTGATCTTGAGATTAAACCAGTTCATCGACATAGCTGTCATGTTTCCGTGTATCCACGCAGTTAGGTCTTCAGCCGCCATGGTCGCTGTGGAATCATATAGCTTTTTGGTGTTCTTCAACCCGGATGTTTGCGTTCCAACGATGCTCGTTTTCCGGAACACAATGTTGTCAGCTATCTCTTTCCATTGGGCGTCCCACAATGCCCTATCGTTCTTGAGGTTGTTATTGATCTTTATTAGTTTTGCACCGTCCATAATATTTGTATCCCGCTCCCTGCTATTTTAAACAGATTGAGTTAGATTAAGTTAATCACTGCCCAAATTTGGTCTTCCCAACCAGCTCACCAGCCTTTGTATCAGCTTCCCCGCTCAAACCCATAGCGGAGGTCAAAATTGTCGATCTCCGGCCCCTGCGTTTCCGTGCCAGCTTTGCTTCTTTCTCGGCGGCTTCTTCTGCCTCTCTTTTTGTTCTGGCCTCCTGCGCTGATGTGTCGATGACGGGCGGGGTATAACGATACGATCCACCGCCTCCAAAACAGATAAATGAAAGCTTTAATATGTCCATAATTATCTCTTTCTCTTTGCGAAGTCTCTAAGTTGTTTTTTTGTCATTGTCAAAACTGATCTGTTACGCTTCCAGAGTTTCTTAGGCGTGTGCAAGGCTATGGCCATAAGCTCTCTCTGCTTTTCTGTTTTCGCAGGCATTACATCACCGCCTTGTTTTGATCGAAAGCGAATGGGTCAAAATCCATTTGAGTATCAGGCACCATTTCGTCTCTACCAGCCAATGGATATACATCGAAAGCGAACGTCAATGCCAAAGAGTCGCCCACATCAGGAGATGCAAGTCCCCTATTTTTCATATCCTTCTTCCCCTCAAGCTGTATGCGCCCTTTCGCGTCAAACCCATACTCGGGGCCGATAAGATCAGTTTTCAGCTCACCATCATCCGGCAGGACAGCATTGACAAGCCAGTCCCGCATCTTGCCCCACATCTCGGCCCTGAGATTGTAGTATAGTGTGTCATCATTCGCAGGCACTCCTGACGTGACTCCTATCACATTGCGGTAACCTAATTGGCGTAGGCGGTCAACTACCCCCGCCCCTATACCTATCACATCGACGAACACAGTCTGGGGGTTCCATTCCTTGATCTTCTCAACTGTGAGACTCGCTGTCTCCATTGTGTCTTTCTCACGGTATCTGTACACCTTCGCAAGATATGTACCTTGGCGCACAGCGATAACAGTCTGGTCATCACCAAATCTCGCTACATCAACACCGATGACTACAGGAGAATGGCTGTATAGATGCGGAATGTTCTCTCTGCGCTGTGCATTGTGCACAAGCTCTTCGCTAATGAACTGGTTGGATGCGGCCCGGGGGAACTCACCCTTGACTCTCACACGTACAAAGTCGCTGTCCTCACCATAGTCTTCAATCCATTCCTTGATCTGCTTCTGGTCTGCCATCTTCGCAGTGCGTGAGTCTATCTTGGCTGTGTCCCATCTATGTCTGAACTTCCCCCAGCATTCCTTGAACCGCCCTGTATTCTGCGTGGGATTGCCAAAGACGACCCATGCAGCCCCTGGAGTGGTCATTGCACCTTCTGTAGTTTCCCATATAATGTCATCTGTTGCGCTGGCTTCGTCATAGAGGAAGAGGATATGTTTTTCGTGGCTCCCTTGAAAGGCGTCTGGCCGATCCTTCGACCAAGGCTGTGCAAGTGCAAACCATGTACCAGGATCAGCAAGGCATTTGTATTTCGTCGCTGTCCACTCAAACCAATGCTTGTTGATAATCAGCCCATGCCATTTCGCGAGCTCTCTCCAGGTCTTATTTTCAAGTTGTGTTGCTGTATTGGCTGTAACGATGATCTCGGGGTTTGGCCGGGTACTCATAAAGTGTTGAATTAACCAGGATATAAGTGCCGTTTTTCCCGGCCCATGTCCGGACGCTCTGGCCATACGAACAGGCTTACCGCTCTTGAGGGCTTTCCCGTAAGCAAGGAGAAAGTCAGCTTGCCATTTGTCAGGGCCTTCCTCTCCTTTCAATTGATTTTCCCCCCAGGGGTATGCCCACAACACAAATCCAAGAGGATCATACACGAATCGCTCGCATGCCTGTATTAGCTGGCTATCGATGCTATTCATATTCCTTGCGTTTCTCCAGGGCTGTCGTTAATCGTGAGCCAAAATTTTCTAACCCGCTGACTTCCACCTCTTGTGTCAGCACTCCATCAACCCTGTCAACAATCATCTTCGCGTATGCAGCATTTCCTTTCTTTGCGTGTTGCAATATCTTGGTGGACAGTGCAATCGCTTCTTTCTCTTTGTTCGCTGATAGAAGTTTCCGGAGGTGTGCTGTTATCGACAACGAGCCTTTGGGCCTGCCACGACCCTTCGGTTGATTCTCCGATGTGAACAGAGGAGCAGCGTTTTCCGCCCACCGCTGATCCCTCGCGATTGTGCTCGGGTTTTTCTTATCTGTTGGCATATTCAAATCTCTCTATTCCAGAGCGTTCTTCTTCACCATATATCCATCCAATTATTCTTAACAACCGTTCATGCGAATACCCTGGAGTAAACTTATACCATTCATGTAATTCTTTTTTCCCTTTGCTCTGGTTACATGAGGCACACGAAGGGATGATATTTTTCCTTGTGAATCCTCCATTATGGCTTACTGGTATAATATGTTCTTTATTTATACTTCCTCTATTTCCGCCGCAATACGCACATACACCATTAAAATATGCCATCGCT